CTAGATTCCATAGTCCCAACCGTGACGGTTTTAGCTGTTTGCATGTGGTTGACTTGCAACTGCAAGTCAATCTCAATCAAACCACGGCTTCCGTGGAGCAGGTCAGCAAGGCCGTGGTCGATGTGAATGGGCGTGTATCGGCCCAAACCACGATCAAGGCCGAAACCATCGTGGGCGGGCGCAAGGTCATGGCGGGTCTCGCGCTTGGCTCTGATGGGGACACCTCGGAGATTCTGGCCTTTGCGCAACGGTTCGCCATCGTCGACGAAGTCACCGGGCAGCTTAGAGCGCCGTTCGTGGTGCAGGGCGGTCAGGTTTTCATTAACTACGCCATGATCGATACGGCGTTCATTCAGAACCTGGTGCTTGGGATGACGTTGCGGTCCAGTGCGGTCAACTCACAAGGGCTTCCACTACTGGAAATCAATATTCCTGCTGGCAAGTTGATCTTGCGCGGTTCAGCGGCCGATGGCAGTTCTGAGTGGGGTAATACCGGGCTTAAGTTTGTCCATGGGAACGGCGTCACGGCCATTGATTTGGGGTTAGGCGTATGAGTGTTGGATTAGTTGCACGCGGAATTAACGGTCAGGTCATCCTTGATATGACCAGCAGCATTAGTCAAAACGTAGGCAGTATTGTTACCGGGGGCGCTAATGGCTCCATGCAAATTCCATCACCGCCAGTAGGAAAAACAGCTTATTTTATTGTGACGCCGCTTGTGGACATGAATAGATCAAAAGGTAAGCTGCCGGGGGTTTCGCTCAATGGCACAACTCTGAGTTGGCAGTACTCTTACAATGGAAATGGTTGGGGGTTCTTTTCGGCTAATTGTGAAATTTTTTATGGTTATTACTGATGGCAAATTTAATTGTTAGGAAGGAAGATGGAAGCCTGTTATTTGATACCGATAAAATCTCTTATGGACTAATTAAAAGCGGGAATCTTTCCTATGCGGGAAATTGGAGCCGATATGTCTGTACTTCTAACGCCTGCCTGAAAGATCCTGGCTGGGGCGGTAATTGGACCGGTCGCGATTATGGAGATCAAATATTCAGCTTCAGTGTAGTGGGGGCGAAATCTCCCATTGTGTTCATTACCGGTGGTGGGTGCTTGGCTGGGACGAAGGTGGAAGGGGACGTGAAAACGTTCTTTTATGGCGGGACAGCTAGCGCATCCACTAAATTCTATTGTTTCGACTTAATGAGAGAGGGCGGCTCTGGCCCCGCACTTAGGACCTACAGGGATGATCGAACGCTAACGTTCAACTCCAGGCAAGTGCCACTGAATATCTTTCAGGCAGTTCGGGCCCCAGATAGGGGCAATGAGTATAATTTTTATATACGTGGGTTCTATTACACTGCTTATCAAGGAGGGTACAACTGGCAGGGTGGAAACTTTGTGACAAGTAGTGTTGATATACCAATCCCCGGAGGTGGTGATGTTGCAGCATGTTTGCCTTGGAGTCGATCTTGCGGGGCGGAAATTAATAATGCCTTCTGGTGCAGGATGGCTCTTACGGAAGGCGCTTTCGGAGGTGCTGGAAAAATAACATTTCAATTCGCCGTCGCCTCAGAGACAACCTTCGGTGAGGTACAGCCAAGCTCGTCTCCAGCAAGTCCAGGTGTTCCGTTTTTTCTGAACATACCAACAGATCGATACCCAACAGCACTTGTTATACGCACAGCTGATTTGCCATTTCCATTTAGTCTTAATTAATAGCGCTTAGCCATATCCGCCCAGTCGCGGGTATTTTCTTGCCTGGAGATTCTTATGCCTTGGTACAAAACCGGGACTGTTAAAACCACAAACAATAGCAACGCCATTATCGGAGCTGGCACGGCTTTTATTGCGAACGCACGGACGGGTGATGCGTTTCGCGGTCCCGATGGTGCGTGGTATGAGGTCACCAACATCGCCAGCGATACAGCCTTGTCGATTTCTCCAAACTATCAAGGGCCCACCGTTGCTGCCGGTGGCTATGCGCTTGCGCCCATGCAGGGCTATGTAAAAGACCTGGCTGACCAGGTGAGGGCGATCGTTCAGCAATGGGGCGCCACCTTGGCAGGGTTGGGGCCTTTGTCCAGCGTGAGCATTGCTCCGATTGCCAATGGCGGCACGGGCTCAAACTCCGCAGCCGGAGCCCGTGCCGCCTTGGGGCTGGGCACCGCGGCGACTGCAAACCTTACAAGCTCTCCTGATGATTACGGCGCAGGAAAAGTGTTGCAGGTCGGTGCCCTGGGCTGGAACGGCGGCAACTCCTTGGCCCAGTCTGCATCGGGTGACGCGAATTTGTTGGGGCGCTCAGGGATCTATCTCTACTCCAACGGGGGCCAGAACGTGCCCGCCGGGGTGTTCCCGCATGTCCGGCTCACAACAGCCGCGCCCGGGTACCAGACCCAAGAGGCGATTTCATCGTCTGCCAATCCTCGATACATGATGCGCAATCAATATGGTGGCTCGTTCTCCCCATGGGTTGAGTTCTACCACTCTGGTAACACCACCCGCGCCGCCGACGGCACACTGAAGGCTATTTAAATGACGACTCGTGCAGCTATCAACATTCTCGGTTCCACCGGTGAAATCATCGACATCACATCGCTGGGCGTGAGCACCATCGAATCGAAGCGAGAAAGCCCCGGTATTTACCAACTGATCGGAACGCAGGGCATGGCCAGGGCGCCAGAAGGGTGGGGCTATGTCGTCAACCAGATGGACGTGGATAAAACCGTGGCCATCTCCTATGACGAGCAGGTGCTGCGCGTCTGTGTGACCCTGGACGACAAGCCTACCGACCTGAGCCACAGCATTACCTTGCATGTGGCCGTCGATGAGCTCCCGGTCTCATCAATGCCACCCCCGGAGCAGGTGCCTGACATGGATCTAGCCCAAGAGGCCCAGCGCGAATACGCTCACTTGCGCGCCATTGCCGACTACGCCATCGCCCCGCTTCAGGATGCTGTCGATATCGACGAAGCCTCAGAAGAAGACGCCGCCCGACTCAAAGCCTGGAAGAAATACCGCGTGGCGCTTAATCGCGTGTTCGATCAGATTGGGTACCCAGACGCCATTGATTGGCCGGTGGCGCCAGAGTAAGCCCAGCAGCTATCCCGAACTCCGCCGAGCGCGGGTATTTTTTTTGCCCGGAGAAAGCCATGCCCATCACCACGCAGCAACTGCTGCAAGTCCTCCCGAACGCCGGCCATGTTGCCGGCGTTTTTGCACCTGTCCTTAACACTGCCATGAACCGTTATCAGATCGTCGGCTCGAAGCGGGTTGCGGCCTTCATCGCCCAGATCGGTCATGAGTCCGGCCAGCTCAAATACGTGAAAGAGATCTGGGGCCCGACCAAAGCCCAGGCCCGCTACGAAGGCCGCGCTGATCTTGGCAACACTCAGCCGGGTGACGGTTCCAAGTTTCGCGGCCGTGGCCTGATCCAAATCACCGGGCGGGCAAACTACAAAGCGTGCGGTGAAGCGCTGGGCCTCGACCTGATCAATCAACCTGAACTGCTGGAAAAGCCGCAGCATGCGTGCATGTCGGCAGCGTGGTTTTGGGCGAGCAGGGGACTCAACACCCTGGCCGATGCTGGCCAGTTCGACGCCATCACTCGCCGCATCAACGGCGGTCAGAACGGCGCGGCAGATCGTCAGGCGCTGTACGCCCGAGCGCTTAAGGTGTTGGCGTGAAGCTCGATGCGGTGAAGTGGGGTGGAGTGATATTGATCATCCTGTCCCTGATGGCGGG